ATCATCATCAGTAAAATTAAATTTGTTTGCCGTGCCACGTGATATAGACAAAGAATCATTTACAGCATCTGCAGTTCCAGTTAAATACATAGGAAGCATCTCTAACGAAGATATGCCAGCATCTTGGTAATCTTTTATTTCACCTTTGCCTCTACGAACTGCGTCTTGCCGTGTAAGCCTATCACCTACTTTTATGCCCATTTTATGCTGCCGCCTTAGCTATAACTTCATCACGCAGGGTACGTAATCTGCGTAGTTCTTTGATGGCACCCTGTGCTTGATATATAGCTTTCATATCCTCGCCTTGTTCCATATTACGGTGCATATCGGTGATACGAGATTCCATATACATTTCTAATGCATCGAGATTACGCTTAACATTAACAAGGGGTAAAAGTTTTTTAGCTATTTCTGGGGTCATTTAAGTCCACCCATTATACTGGCTAATTGTGCACCCATTGCTTGCCCACCTTCTGGCTGTGGTGCTTGTTCTGGTGCGGCACTAAAACCTTGTTCTCCTGGAACAGCTGCTCCGCCTACACCAATATTACCGCCGCCTCCGCCAGACATATCCATTGGGTTCATACCTTGAACTTCTTCTTCTGGGCCGGCCATACCACCAGCGGCTCTAATAATCTCTGCTTGACGGAATGCTTCACGTTCATCATTAATAAGTTTTTCCCCATCTAAGTCCATAGCTTGTGCTAACTCGCGTAATACAACAGGGAATTTAACAAACGATGCTAAGTTAGGATTACTTGCAACTTGAAGTAGTTGTAAAAGACGCTGACTACGTACTTCATTCTTCATTAAGCTTTCCGTACCACGGGCTTTAATTTCTAAGTCGCCACGGATATCAGGGTCAAAATCAAACTGCATATTAAAAGCATAAAAGGCTTCACCCAAAGGTTGTAACAAGTAGTCGTCAATATTTTTAACGACACCTTTAATACTAATTTGAGCTGCACCCATAAGCATTGAGATACCTGCAGCTGTACGACCTGTACCCTGAACACCTGTTTGACCATGTGAATAGGAGGGTATTCCGGTAGCATCATCGGCAAGTTGTCGTGCTTTATCAAACATCATCATGTTTTCTTGAGATACATTAGGATATTTGGTACCAAATAGAGACTGACCCGGTGCCCCGCCTTGGCGACGGAATACTTTGCCCGGATACAATTCTAAGTCTTGGCCCGGAACAAGATTAGTTTCATCAATCTCAAAGATAAGATTACCAGATAAAACAGCGTTATCGACAGCCATACGCATGAAGCCATTCATAAGCGCTTGTGTGTCAGTCATGTTTTCTGCTAGACCCACACCAAAGAATGAATAAGGATTTAATTCATACGGTGCAGCAAAATACGGAATACGTTTTGGTGTGAACGGGTTAATAACCAAACGAATAATTTGATTATGGCAAACCCAGCAGTTTACTTGTAGTGTATCTAAATCTTCAAGTTCAGTTGGAATTTCAAGTCCAGCTTCTTCAGCAGAATCTTTATCAATATTTCCCCAAAATTCAAGAATTTCAAATCGTTCTACGTCATAAGAATTTCGGTAATCCTCAAGGTCAGCTTCCCACCATTTACGTACATAATTAGTTCCCATACTAACTGCTGTATCAATAGCATCATGGCGGAAGTATGGACGCTTTTTAAGATTGCGCAATTCAGAAAAACTTAGACGATGGCGCTGAATAACAAATTCGCACTCATCCATGTTTTTTGCATCTGAATCTGGATACAAGTTCCACAAAGAAACATTTTCTACTTTAGGGACTGTTTTAATAATTGGTGAGTAGTTTCCTTCCTCATCCCAATTAGGGTATTCTTTATCGTAAGCAAACGGCCCTTTTAGAACACCTGTTCCAAACAAAGCCATTTCAAACGCGGTATGGCGCAGATGCTTAGAAGCACTTGACTCTTCTAGCTGGTCAAGCATTTTCTTTTCCATACGTTTTGCAGCAGTTTCTGCTGGGTGGTATGTTTGTGACGTTGGCGTTTTGCCGATGCCCGGACGAAGTTTATCGCCCAGCTCACCCAGTTCTTCAGAAAATACACCAAGATTTAAATCATCAAGCATCTGGCTTGTGGCACCAGGTGGAAGTTCTGCCCCATCGCCCGGAAAACCGTACTTGCTTTGTAACTCATCTAAAGCATTTGCATCATCTTTAGGGTCAAAATGGACAGCATCTTCTACACCTTCTGGAATTAATGTAGAATCAACACCTAAAGGAAATCGTTGTCCAGCAAACAAAACATCAATAATTTGACCGTACGCAGCTAAAACTTTAGTTTTAGTAATTTTAATAAAAACTTTTGATTTTTCTGTAGAAGTAAATTGTGTTTCATTACCATACAGACCACGATATTGCCGATAAGCATTCAACCAGCGTTCTTCTTCTTCTAATCTGGAGGATTCAACGCTTTCAAATTTACTTGCAATGTATCCAGCTAAAGCTTCTGAACCAGTTTCAGGCTCAAATACCATTGCTTCAATATGTTCTTCATCAGCCATAATTAATATCCAAATGTTGCATCAGCGGGTTGCCATCTTTGATTTGGGGGGCCACCGGAAAAATCAAAGACAGAACGCGACTTTGGACGTGTCATGATACCATACCGTAACGCGTCATATAGATGGTCTTCTACTTTAGTGTTTACATCTTCTGGATTTGTCTTATCCATTGGAAGTGTAGGCAATTGGGCAATTAGGTTAGTGCAATTGTTCATTATCTCAATGCCAGCTCTGCCACTTTCTTCATCAACCTGTAGGCGCCGGTGCAGTTCGTTCTTACCTGCTACACGGCTACCCCTACTTCTGTCAGATGGGCGCCACCTACACCCTTCGACAATCATTTGTTCCGCGAGGGATGGTCCTGTGTCACCACGCTTATGCCAAAGTGATGAATCAAGTACGCCGTAATGTATTGATTCCCCTGCCTCAACTTCTAGAACCATATGTGCCAGTTCTTTAGCCGGTACCTTGCTTACATATAATTCCCTGTAAACAATTAAAGTTTCATTGGTTGGGTCTACAGCGAACCAAAGAACGCCAGATGCAGAAGCATAACCATAATCACACGCTCTAAATTTGCGCCACGAGTTTGGTATTTCAAACGGGTCAATAACATGTACCCGCCTATCAAATTCAGAAAATGCCGCACCTTCGGCAATATCCCAAGAACCTTCTAGTAACTGCTTACGCTGTACTTCTGGCAGTGAGAGCAGCATGGCTTCATAATCACCTGCTTCATACAAATATGGGTTATCCAACAATTTAGCTGGCACAAAACGCCTGCTAAAAAGAGGCTGACCCGCCTTAGAATGCCTACTTGGGTAGGTGAGGGTTTCACCGGTGGTGATATCCGTCGCCCAAAAGGGTCTTCCAGGGGTGGACGGGTCGATGAACATTTTCTTAACCCAAACATGTCCAGGTCCGCCAGGGTTTGTTGTCGCTCGCATGAAGACTGGGAGCGAAGGGTCTGCTGTTCTAAGACGCGAGCGTAAATAATCCCAAGCATAAGGTGTAGCATACTGTGTTAATTCATCTATACCAATATATGTAAACGCCTGACCTTGGTAACGTAGAACGTCTTTATCTTGTTCTAGATAGGTCATCCATATTCTGGCACCGGATGGAAAAACCCACTGGCTTTTCTTTTCCATCCACTTCGCACCCGGATAAGCATTCGGGTACATTTCTTGACTTTTATGTATCAATTCACGCAATTCATCATTTGTTCTACGTAGAATTAGCGCATTAAAGTTTTTGTTGTTGCAATAACGCAACGGGTCTATAATCAAAGCGTAAGACTTGCCGCCTCCGGCTGCGCCACCATACAGAACTTCGCGCTCAGGTGCCGCAAGAAAATCCGTTTGTGGGCCAGGATTCGGCTCAAACAGAATTTTTTCTTCAGGTTCTTCATTAAACCGGTCAAACCCAGAAGTTCCCATAACTTGGATTTCTGGTTCTGGATTTTCAAGGCGCTCAAGCTTTTGTATTTTTTTCTGCGCCATATTAAGTTGCATACGTGCAGAACGTTTTTGTTTAGCTAAGCGAGCCTGTTCTTTTTCCTCTTTAGTTTGAGGTGTTGATGTTGCCTTCGTTTTGGGCCTTGGCGGCACGGCGTTTTTGTTCAGCATACTTCCGTCTGTCTGATTTATCTGTCTTTACACGTTTCCACAGACCCATAGGGGTTATAGAGCGCCCTGTGTACTCTGTAAGCCATCTTGCTACTTCTGGGTAGGAGGATGCCTTCAAGTAGTCTAGACCCTGCTCCAGCGCCTCTAATTGCTCGTTAATGGGCTCTAGGAGCTGGGGGTCATGCTCTGACCTTTTGTAGCCCCAAGGTACTCTAGGGCCATTAGTTCTTTCATATCGTTCAGTTGGGTTCAATTTCTGAGCTAGTGTCATCATCTTTTGCCGGTAAAATAAATACCCCAATTGGTTTATCTGAAGAAACGTTTAGTTTTTCTACTTTAGAAAGGCCAACCCTATCCAACACTTGTTGGGAAGCGGCTAGTCTTTCTCTATTGCCTACAGCTGAGGGGTCATCAATAACGCCAACCATTGATAAAACGGCTTTAGGAGCGTTAGCTGCCATCTCTAATTCAGCACGTTCTATAATTTCAGAACGTAATGACTGTATTATAGCATACGGATTAGTGCTTGTCGAGTACCCAGCTAAACGCATAGCTTTAGCATAACTACCTTTAGCTTCTCCAAATAATGCATCTAAAAAGTTATTTTGTAATTCTGTAAGTTGTTTAGGCACGTGGGTTCACCTTTTTTCCTGATTTAGTTCGCGCAAAGGAACGATTTGCGCTACGAGATTTAACAGCTAGTCTTTTGTTATTCATGGGATTACCTGTGGTATGATGTACATCTTTTCCATCACCTTTAGTAACCTTGCCCTTTTTAGCCATAATAGCCCTAGCCGCATTACGAGATGCCCGTCTTTTCTTTTGTTTAGGCTTTGCATGGTATTTATCATACTCAGCTCTGTAATTACGCTTGGTCATCCGTTGCCCTCTGTTGAATTATTTAGGTAAAATAGCAATTGCTAAAAATAAAAGACCTATGGCAGCTCCCATCACAGCACCAACTAAAGCAGTCATCTTTACATTTTCCATCATTTCATCGTGTGCTCGTTGGGCTTCTCTTCTAGCTTTAGCCGCTGCTTCCCGAGCTTCTTGTATACGCTTCTGTCTTTCAACTAAGATGCCCTTCCACGTACCATGCCCAAACCGCATATCTACCATAGTGGCTACTTCTTGTAACTTTTCTGCTGCTATCTTAGAATCAATAACATCCCGTGCTACACTATTTACGCCAAACTGGTCTGTTATACCTACACCAGCTTTTTTAGCACGTTCTTGTTGTACTTGTTTTTCACCAGCAAATAGATTATCTATATGACCAGCTATATCACTTATATCGTTAGCCGTACCAATTGCAGATTTAATGCCGTCTACAGCACTTTTTACCAATGCTATTCCTGCTAGAGTTTCGGCAATCATGGCTAGGGGTTCCTACTTGGGTTCAGGTCTACATACTGCAGTTATTTTTACTTTTTTACCATCCCCTGCTGGAACAGATTGTTGTCGAGACAATCCTTTAGCAAAGTAAAGGCATCTATCCATATCATTAAATTTTTGTGTGCTATCTATTAAATTTGAGCCTAAGTACACGTATAGTACAAATACAATCATTTAATTTTTACGTGCCGGATTATAATATTCTTTGCATGAAATAGTAGCACCTAGACTGCCACCACCGTTAAATACAACAATCTTGTCGCCGGCGTGAAGGTGCAGGCGGTTTGCTCCAATTACAGCGTGTGTATCATTACCAGATATAGATTTATTATTTACGATGGTGTAATACGTAGCATCTTCTTTGTGGTACCACTGAATTGATACATTGCTGGTAGAGGCTGCACCATTACTGATGTGCAGGAACTCCACAGTAGCATCGTGAAAATTAGGAACAGTGTACAAAATATTAGCACTAGCACCGCCAGCTGTTGCTGTTACAGCCACACTTTCGGTTGCTGTATCAAATGAAATGGGTTGTACCATTACTGATTCCAGTCTAACACATCCCTGTGCTTTTTCCAGAACCAGTTACCAATACGAGTAAACGGCTTGCCAATATTAAGCAAAACCATTGCAAAGTAATAAAGAATTTTCTTCCTCATTTCTTTTTAGCCATCCCACCGCGCATCATTTTCTTTGCTGCTACGCCGCCACGCATCATTTTCTTAGATGCCATTTTAGCCATGCCACCGCCGCGCATTTTTTTAGTTGCGACACCGCCGCGCATCATTTTCTTAGATGCCATTTTAGTTTTGCCCTTCATTGCGTAATTTCCTTCTCTCTATTACTAATGATTCATACACATCCGTAGGGAAGTGTTTATAATACCCAGACTTCTCCAGACTCAATGCTGCATCGTCTAAGGTAGATAGCCTTTGTACAAATACCATGCAGTAGATAAGGCTATTGTCTACTACACCATCCTCAAGTAAAAAATTTAAACCGGCCTTTTCAGCATCGTAATCAGGGTGGAACACCATTAGGTGCATATCCTTGCCTGCAATAGATAAGGCTTCGTTTACGCCATCACACCACCCATCTAGGTAGTGCATATCCGGTAAATAC